CTAGTTTATTTTTCATTTCTGTAACAGCGGCCTCTGCTGCTGCCTGTGTGTCGTACTGCGCACGACCATAAATCCAATAACTTGGCATTTATGTGCCTCCGTAAATTGTTCCGCTATTGCTTAGTGTGTAACTTACACCACTATCTTCAACTGCTTTACCACCTGCTTTACCGCCGCCTGATCCACTACGCGCGCCGCTATTCACACCGCCGCCATATGCGCCCCAACCGCCGCCGCCTGGCCCCGCTGGCTCCGTTCCACCAGCTGCTGTGCCAGAGTTTCCGCCTGCGTTACCCGCAGAGCCGCCTGCGCCGCCGTATGAGCCTTGAGCAGCACCGCCAGTGCCCGGGAGGATACGACCGCCTCCACCACCAACTGCATATATATATATGTTGTAACTATCGGCACCTGCACCAGACCCACCTGCGCCTCCACCTTGGCCGTTCTGGCCGTAGTTTCCAAATGCACCAACGCCATTGGCCCCCTTAGCGTTTAGAGTGCCACCAGCACCGCCACCATAATTGTAGTACTTAGCAGCGCCTCCTCCTGCACCCCCGCCGCCAGAGTTGCCGCCGTCACTAGCACCCCCGCCACCAGCAATATAAGCGCCTGGCTTATTTACAACAGTTACGCCACTCACCCCACTATTAATTTTAATGGCTGGGCCACCTACTTGTTGTGCTGAGGCCGCAGGGACGCCAGTACCACCTTTGCCAATAATCTTTCCATAGTTGTTAACAGTGCAAGGAATATCAATCGTTAGTGCAGCCACAGTTGTGTCATCAGACCAAACCCAAAAATTAGCAGGGATACCTAACACTCCACCAGACGAAATGAAGTCACTTGCTAACATTTCCTTACGATTGCTAAGGCCATTAATAAGGGCTTCACTTGTGACAGTGATTTCCCCCGTTGCGCCATAAAAATTAGACAACGAAATAGCGCCAGATGTAGGGACGGATGTATTGTTGCTAGTGGTGTAATCACCATCGCGGTAATACTCAGACAAGCTAATTGGGTTTTCACCGCCAAACTCAGTCTGGATTTCGCTAATGCTAATCGCGCCTGATGATTGTATCGCCATTAAATCGTTCCATAAGCTGTAACATCGCCAACGACTGTCAAATTCCCTGACGCGTCAATTTTCATCTTATTTACACCAGCATTGGCAAAATACAAAACGCCCGCGCTTTCAGTTACAGTCCAATCACCTAGATCAACAGTTGTTGCGGCTACCTCTCCAGCATCGCCATAAATTACCGCCTTATTATTGACCACTGTCTCAGCTACTGACCCGTCTAGCAAGCTCAACTCTGCCGCTGTCGCAGTAACGTCAGTGCTATTGATCGTCAGTGTGCTTAGATCAGGCGCAATTGTTCCAGCCGTTCCATTAATAGCGTCAGCAATCGTGTCTAACGCCGTATTGATCTGCGTACCCCAAGTATCCTCTGACCCGCCAACTGTTGGTTTGGTAATGCTAATTGCCATGTTTCAATCCTTTGTTAGCTGCAATATATCAGCTATTTAGTCATTCGTCCACGTCCCGCTTGCATCCGTATCGTCAACCCATGACGATGATGCGCTGCTATCGTCCACCCATGTTTCGCTGACAGATGCATCATCAACCCATATAGAAGATGCTGCTAAATCATTCGCCCAGCTTTCAGGGTTGTCTGGGTCATCTTCCCACTTGATGCGCCCTCCGCTTAACATCGCTGCTAAACTGACAGAACGCATCCCACTCTGCCGCACACGCATAGAACTATTGAGTGTCGCAGAACCTCCCTCTTGGCTAATGCCTGCCGCAAGGACGCGGTTGCCACCATAGAAGTTGGATGACGTGCCTGTGGGTGCGATGCCCGCAAACTGAACGCGATACCCGCCAGACAGCGTTGTCGCATCACCCTCTGACAACATGCCCGTGAACTTAACAAGCGTTGAGCCGATGTCCGTTGCGCCTGTACCCGCAGAAGCCATACCCGCAAACTTAGCGTCACCAACCGCATAGCCTTCTAGCCAATACGCTTCGCCGCCTGCTGCCGTGGGGTCTGGTTCTACATAGTAGGCTGTCATTCCGCATCCTGTATCGTTAGTGTACCAGCTTCAACTTGACGCATGATCTCTGCGTAGTGACGGTTTGCGGGGTCTAGGGGGACAAACATTTCTTGCCCGTCAATGGTGGCACGGATGGAAGTGTTGCTGCCTTCGAATGCGATATATTGTGCTGATGAAATTTCCATATCTTATAACTCCGCATCCAGATAGTATCCAAAACGGGTTGAGTAATGATTTATTCCAGAAGGACCATAAACCATCATTGCTTGGTCACCAGGAATTGAAGCACCTGCGCTTCGTCCGTTTGTTCCGTCTTGAGTCACTGCTCCTACCGTAAGTGCCACATCATAAATCGTTACTGATGGTGTGGTTCTCATTGTCTGAACAAACCTAACAGGTATATAACGCTGTACTGATGAAGCTGTACCATCTCGAGACAAAACCTGACCTGATATGGATTTTAGTCCTTCAGATTGAGGCGCACTTTTCTGGAAGTACCTCTGGCATCTCGCCAACTCATCCCCGTATGAACGTGGATGCTCGAAATCCGTCGCAGTGTCGCCTACTTCCAGTTGGACGCCTGTGATATACATGCTTGATCCAATGCTGAATATCTCGAGGCCAGCAAGCACATTAGTTGGGTTAATCAACGGAACAGTGAAAGTAGTGGTGAACCTCTGCCAAGTAGTTGTAACAGTCCACGTATCGCCACTACCAAAAGCAGATTGGTTTGTTCCGCTATACTTGGCATCACGAAAGTTAATTGTAGCAGCTATATCGTCCGTTCCAGATACAGTCTTTGCATACAGAGATACAGTTACCTTTTGACCAGCAACCATTGGAGAGGACGATCCAGTGGTCAGTTCAATCGGCTGCCCAATACTGTCATTCCCGCCACCAGAAGCAGTGATAAACGCAGAATACGTAAAACCCTCTGGGGCTTCAGTGCTTCGTGCCACGCTTGTTGCACTAGCCATCCACCACCTATCTGCGCTGTATCCGCCAGATGTTGTATGAGATGTCCCACGTTGCCACACCTGCATAGCGCCATTGATAATCAGGTTGCGGTTCGACAAGGCACCATCGCTTGCACCGACAGTATCCAGTCTGCTTGTTACTGCACCTAAGTCAGCAATGTCTCTTGCCTTGCTCATGTGTTACATCCTTATGGTTTAGTGGGCCATACTACATCATCTAGTGACGTGTATGTCTCTGTGATGTCACGCAGTGCCTGACGATATGCTGTTTGTTCTGCTGTCATGGTTAGGTCACTTGATGCCCACCAATCAGTCTCAGCAATAAGACGATCACGTTCTGCGCGTAGTTCCTTCAAAGGCTGTGCTGCGATCAGCTCATCACGTTTTGCTGCCACAGTTGCCCAAACAACGTCATGGTCTGTGCTTTCGATTGCTGAACCATTGGCATCTGCGCCAGTGACTTTGCGGAACATCTCATTGAACTCCGCTTCTGTTGTTGGTTCGCCACGGAGTACCCACTCTGTGACGCCTAGTTCGCTTAATGCGTTTGCTATTGTTGTCATTTATATTTCTCCGTTATGCGGTAAAGAATGTGCAAGCTAATGAAAACCAGCCAGTAGTCGGTGTATATATAATGTGGACATCACCGTTCTGTCTTATATCAAGTCTACCAGCGCCATTACCATTAGTGGGTGGAGCGAAAAGTACGTCAACTGGTGGCCTAAATCCTTCTGGCAAAGTAAACACCACTGCAACAGAGGATTGACCAGTAAGACCTTGAATATTTACTAAGTTGCCTATCTTACGATATTGGATTGGCCCATACTGTGTAGTATCCAAGCTAGTAAAACCACTATTAAGTGTTGGTGTAATCCATCCGCTATCCACAGGCGTAACAGTGTTTGGGCCGCTGAATGTAACATCCCCACTGCTATCAATGGTCATCCCCGCAGTACCGCTAGTATTCTGGATTTGATCGACTTTGATTATACTGGTCATTGTGCGATCTCCAATACTCTAACATATCCAAGGCCATATGTATTTATGTAAGTATATGAGGCTCCTTGATAACTAAAAGCCTGTGCTTTTATAGTAATTGCGCTTGCGCTAGTGCATGTATACTCAGATAAATCTATTGCGTAGGCCATGTCGGGGTTATTATTAGTCCCTGTTCCGTAGTGAATGTTTGCTGGTGTACTTGAGACAGAGGTTCCATCTACCAAGCACCTCACTGCCGCCCCTGACCAACCCGCAAAAGCCGCACCATAAACATGAGCAACTACTTCAATCTGTAACAGGCTATCTGGTTGCTTTGGGGTATAGCTAAATGTACCTAGTGGTATGTCTGTCCATGTTGAGTTGGTTGATAACGTAAAACCAGAATTACATACAACTCTCTGTGCATTTATCACATTGCCAATCGGCGGTTTTAGGTCAGCTATCTCAACCTGACTACCCAAGTTAGGCTGGAGATTATCAACGTATAACGTACTCAATTTGCAATCTCCATAAGTGTAATAGTAGACAAGGGTACTGCGTCATAGCCATTTGTGCCGCCACTTTGAAATATTTTGCTCCTGTTTAAGTACCAACTCTGGAGGTAATATGAGGCAACTTGTATTTTGTAAGTAATATCGGCAATAGAAGATGGATCATCTAAAAATGTATTATTCAGAGGGGAATGTTTGTATTGTACATTGGTTGAGTAACTGTTGTGGAAGATCGACGCAGATGTAGCTACGCCTCTGCCACCTTCTGCCGTTCCTAGACCTACAGGCGTATCAGTAAGGTCTATACGTCTAACTATTCTGGATTTAATTTGATAATTATCTGCCCCTAAGTGAACAGTGTAATTTACAAGAACCTTGCTATCGACAGACTTGGGCGTAATCGTAGCCTCAAGACCGCTATCGTAATAAGTATTTGCCCCAGTGGCAGTTGACCCAGAAGCTGTCGTACCTAGTGTACCTTGAACAACCTGCACCACATGCCCTGCGGCATACAACTCATGGCTGCTAGGAACAATCACCTTATTTGCATTAGACCCAGATGTCGGGCCTTGTAAGTTTTGTACTGTTAATGTACCCGCCATCTATACCACCGTTAAGTTGCCGCTGACCGTCAATGTCACGCCTGTACCAATCGTGAGTGGCCCAGAGCATAATGCATTTTCGTCTGCGTCTATTGTTGTGCTTGTGTTTAAGGTTTGCTCATGGACACGGAAGATGTCACCAGAAGCAGCCGCTGGGCCAAGTGTACCACGTTCACCTTTGTACAGCCCACCACCACGTTCTGCGCTGTCAGCAACGGCTGTGTGCATTACAACTTCAACAACATCACCAGACGCTGCACCTGTCGTTAGAACAACGTCCGAACCATTTGTAGCTGAAAAATCCGTACCATCCACCAGGTGAATGCCGTTCATGTATACATCTACAAACCCAGCCGTGTAGCCAGCAGTCGCAAACGTAGTCTGTGACGCAGTGGCAGTGAATGTCTGCCGTGTCTGCGTAGCCTGTGGAATTGGTATGTTACCGATGTAGCCTGACATTATGCTTGCTCCAATACGCTCACAATTACGTCAGTATTTCCGCTGCTGTCAGACGACTGCGCGGTAATTGTATCTGCTGTTTCCGCAATAATCTTACCGTCTAAAACAGATAAAGCTGAACCCGCTGGAATAGGCGCGTCTTTTATCAAAAACGTGCTAGACACTTTTACGCTGACAGTAATTTGGCTTGTAGTTGTGTTTGCCACATTTAGCCCAATAATAACTGCCGTTGTACTAGCTGGCACAGTGTACACTGTTGTTTCCGTGGCGTCAGTTAAACTTGATGTGTAATTTTTAAATGTATTTGCCATATGCCTATCCTAATGCAATCGCCAAAGCCACCGCAGTGCCAGCTTGGTCTACGTCAAGCGTTGCCCGTGCAGTTTCAGCATCAGCGTCATCAATAAGCGTACCGCCAAATGTAGATACCGCGCTGCTTTCTAGCTTGTCAGTGTTGAGATTGTTAAAGTTGGCGTCAACCTCCGCGTGGGTTAGCGGAGAGCCTTTGCCAGCGCGTGTGGTTATCGTCGCCATCTATTAATCCAATCTGATTTTTAAGTTACCTGATGAAATACGGAACACGTCACCGCTCTCAATCGTTTTCGGTAAAGCTGTCACGAAATCGGCGGGATCGGTCAACTGCGCGTAGGCAAGCATATTGCCGCCTGTCGCCGCATCATACACCGCAGCGTATGTTACTGTGCCCCAATCAGCAGTCGCCACTGGAAACTCAATCGCCGCTGTGGTTGCTGCCTCTGTCGGGTTTGTGCCTGTCACTGTAAACGCCGCTGTCTGCCGCGCGTATGAGCCGCCAGAAACCTCTGTGCCTGCCGCGCTGTCTGATGACGCTGATGTTTGCAGGCCAACGTAAAGCGTAGCGGGGGCAGTGTATGCATTCCCGCCAAAAACGTGTTCTAGGATTTTATCCTCTAGGTAGTCTGAAAAGCTCATTAGTAACTCCGAATTTTCATGCGCAGACCAGACCCACTTGATTTAGCCTTGCTGCTTTCTTGGTTTGCACTCTCAACTGCATTTGCATAGAGCTGCGCCCACTGATTGACCCGCGCGTCTTCGCCAAGGTACAGCGCTGAGTGAGATAGCGACCCATAAAGGTATATGTCTGGGTGAT